AAGGAGGTCAGGGGGCGAAGGGATCGGTACCACTATTACACGTCCACCCCAGGGCAACAGATATACTCTCTGCCTGTGACTCACGAGGATCGGGACTGCATGGACGACATGGGGTGTCGAGAGTTGTACGGTCAGGAAAGAGTGAATGTCTTGGGAAAGTCGACACCCTACGAGGCTAAGCTGTACAGGACTGAAAATTTCTTTGTATAAGATAAATGAGTCTGAAGCAAGATGCTCGCAATCGAGGCATTCGCCTCACCTACGAAAAGAACGGTAAGCGCGTCAGGAAAACGGAGTCGCGAATCATCAAGGAGATTCGGAACCACGATAATAGCATCATCGGTAAACGCGCTAAGCAGACCAAGGGCATGATTCTCATGTGTAAGTCCGTCCTGGGTGCGCTCAATAACCGTCCGCGCGTGGTTCACACCAAGAAGGTCAGCACGCCCTTCATGACTCCCCCGTCTTCCCCCCCGAAGATGATGAAGCCCCCTCCTCCCCCTCCTCCGCCACCGCCCATGAAGAAGATGAACGCTAAAACGACTATGTTGAACGCTCTCAAGAAGGACCCCAAGTTTCTCAAGGCGAAGAAGAACCTCGGGTGAAGATAATACCAAAACGCGAAGACAAGAGTCGCTTAGCTTCGGGCATGGACGGACGACTCCATAGGAGCCATCTCGACCAGAATCCCGCTGTCCTGATACCATTTTTGGTCCAGGTCTCGCCCATCCGCCCGTGACGCGCGAGATACCTCTTCATGCGCACGGGATCTTTGTGTATGGTGTAGTCGGAGTACCCCTTACCTCCGAAATCCACGTGTTTTCCATCGGGAAAGGTGACTCTGTACTTTTTCATGGGATTGGGACTGTTCCTGAGTTTTACTCTCATTTATAATAGTTAAAGAAATAGTTCCATAGATAGATGTCCGAGTGGTTTAAGGAGGCGGTCTTAAGAACCGTTGCACGTAGTGCTCGTGGGTTCGAACCCCACTCTCAGTAAAGTGGCTCCTATAGCTCAGTAGGTAGAGCGACAGGCTGTTAACCTGTAGGTCACTGGTTCAAACCCAGTTGGGAGCGTAAAAAAATATCAGTTTATATAAATGCCAGCCCGTCGTGTCCAGCTCACAAGGTCTATGAAGAAGAAGCCCTCTCCCGTCAGCCGACTTTTACCCTACGCTAAACCACTTCGTTTCAAAAAACCTTCATCCCCCGTAAAAAATGATGAAATAAAGAGTCTTATCAAGACCATGAAGGCTCAAAAAAACAAATACAATAAGATGTTGAATAGTGAGATAAAGAAGGCTGAGTCAAAAGCCAAAGCCAAAGCCAAAGCCAAAGCCACCCGTGGAGATTTTGCCCGTCCTGAATACTTTGCTAACATTGCTAGAATGGCTTTTAACAATGCGAGGAAGAACAATAACGGTAACGTCATCATGAGGAACGCAAGCCCAATTGGTTCCGGAAGAAATAAGCGCCGATGAGAATCACGTAGTACAAGAGATATGATTTCATATCCACCCGTGGGTACATTTTCTTAAGATGTTCCAAGGGGTTTTCTGGTTTAATATTCGTCCATCCTTTATTATCTTTGTAAAGTCTGAAACATAAATATAATATAGGATACATGAATGCGAAGACGAACTGTCTGGTTCCCACTAATGAGAAATCAACCATGGCCAAGGTCAACAGTGCCGGTACCCAGTGTACATATAAATCGTAAATCATAAATTTATCATACGTCGTGGGTTTGTTTGTAAAATATAATTGATTACCCACCAACGAACCTGATAAAGCCATACACGTGTGGATAAGTACCACGTGTTCTGGCTGTCCCAGGAACAGTACGAATATTATAAACATGATAATATTACTGTATGAGATAGCTAAATTTGTCCCCATATACTATATGATACTATTTATATTTTTATTGATACTGTCTATCTTTGTGTACATAAATCATTGGACTTTCACTAAAAGTGATCCTGATGGGTATCATCTCATAGATATGTTTACACAGGAGGAGGTAAAACATTTGTTGGGACTTTCTAAACAAAAAAAGTACGAAGATGTCTATGAGTACATCACCACACATCCACGAGTGATCCAGAACATACGTGGTGTCATAGGCGAGGGGTACGAATTCCAAAACTATCTCCTCTCCATAGAAAAGTCGAGTGTCTCCACGTGTCACAGGGATGAGAATGGACAATTTTTTAACAAGGACCTCAAGCATCCTTCATACACGATACTTTTCTATCTGAAAGAACTGAATGGATGTCTAGATATAGTAGAAAATAGCCATACGCAGTCAAAAATCATGAACCTTAAAAGGTTGAAAACGATCGAATGTGTACCGGGCCAAGCCATATTGTTTGACTCCGACATGATTCACAGTGGATCGAAACACAACATGGACGACACGACCCGCATACAGCTCAAGCTTCATCACAGGGACGACGCATTTCCCAAATATCTCGAAAATACCAAACTTCGACTGGACGCGTCGAAGGATTCAGCGGGTATATCCAATGTGATGAGAAACATATCTTGTACACTCCCAATCTTCGGTGACTTGACGAGGAACGGGCAGAATATCCCCGAATTTATTACCCGACTGTATAAAGATGTCACGTATGGAAATGGTAAGTATGCGACCGATAGCTATTAACACGTACGTGCTTCTCGTGTTCATGGCCTACGTGATGCGCAGAGCGGGAACATTTTCACTCGAGGACAAGGTGAAGATGGTAGAGTTCTTAGCCCACATGGCTCAGAACCCCGATACACGGATATTAAATATTATTATGTAGTATATGAGTTTTGAAGTCATCACATATGCTACACATTCAGAAAGAATGTTTCCCGAATTGATAAACAGTGGGTATCCAATAAAGGTTTTGGGGTGGGGAGAGAAATGGGAAAACTTTTTGACAAAGATAAGAGGTGTGTTGAGTTACGTGAAAACCAAACATCCAGATGATATCATAGTATGCGTTGATGCTTTTGATACTATTATAAACCGGGATCCCAAAGAGGCTGAAAAGATATTCAAGTCAATGGACTGTGGATTCTTAGTGTCAAATGATTTATATTACAATTTTTTATTAGGTTTAAGGCATAAATTTAATTTCGGTACTTGTCAAGGTGAATATACAGCTAATATGGGATTATGGATGGGATATGTTAAATATATAATTCCGATACTTGAAGCAGTCGTAAGTAAAAAGTGTGGTGATGATCAGATAAATTTCAACTCAGTGTGCAGTGATTATGAATTTATAAAAATAGATGTTGAAAACAAAGTTTTTTTAAATAAAAAAGGTAACGATACCCGTGAATCTATATTTCATGGATATCCTGGTACAGGGTCTATGAATTTATCTAGAATTCTAAAATCTTTTTTTGTTGACTACATGGGACGAACTATCATACTTTTAACATTACTTTTATATATGTTATCTACTCTTTTTCCAATTATGAATTATTTGTGGATTCCATTCGTTATGACATTTTTGTTATATTCGAATAAATCCTGTACATTCATTTCCTAGCCCACATGGCTCAGAATCCAGACACACAAGAGAACCACGAGTATGTCAGACCACTTCTTAATGAGGTCGTACCCAGGTTGGACTTGCCTGTCTATACCACTGGGCTTGAAAATCAAAGCGTTTAATATCGTGTAAGGAATTTTCCACCCTTTTTCTACGTTTTCAGTGTGTGTCACCTTTTGATACGCCAGGGGAAGTTTGTACGTAAACTTTGACCAGTGTCTATTCGTCTCTAAATCTACATGACCTAGTATACAGTCGTTTTTGACTAACCACTCCATATACTTTCTGTTGTACACGATGGCATGTGCACCAAAATGTAATAAGAGTCTTTGATTATTAGAAAAGGAAAAGGGGTTCACCACGGGTAAGAACGAACCTAACGCGTACACGTCTGGATTTTTACTCATCAGAAAACTACACAAGTCCTCTAAGATTACCGGGTTACGTATCCGTTCGTCAAATTCACAGTCATCTTCGAGTACTAATATTCGTTTGAACCCCTTACTGAGGGCATCCCTGAATGCATTCTTGAGTGCATGTTCCAGGTCGTAGTTTGTTTTTTGCACGCGAAGATTTTTATGACAGTTTTTGTACCCCCTGTTGTACTGATAGATGACACGCGACGTTATACCACTCCTAGATACCTGCTCACGTATATGTTTTTCCCTCGGCGACCCCTCCATGATAAGGACGTACGTACATTCTATGCATGATTCGAGATTCCCTGGTTCTTCGACGAGCCTGTAGCACTCAGACATATATTATAATCAAAGATGTTTTCTGGGAATTGATCACATAAATATTGTCTGTATATAATAAAATGAAGATAGCATTCATATGTATAGTTAAAAACGGTGCAGACTATATAAAAAATAATATAGAAATATTGCACCGTACGAATCATGACATATATATAGTCGAAAATAATAGTGTGGACGGCACGAAGGAAATACTTCAACGACTCAAAGGTGATGGTATCGTGAAGAACATAACAACGCTCGATTTAGATCAACAGGATGCTATGAGTTTTTGTGATTATAACATAAATGCTATATGTAAAAAACGTGTGAGGAGACTTGCATACATCAGGCAACAGGGGTTAAACAGTGTATTACAATCCGGTATATCTTATGATTATATATGCGTGGCAGACTTGGATTTCGTATACGTTGACCTCGATGGATTCGTTGATATGTTAGACTACATGGAATCAAATAAAAATGTAGATGGTATTTTTGGAATGTCTGTTATACGTGGTATTAATTTACCATATGATTATGGTCCGATTAAACCTTTACATAAAATAGTACCTATTTGTCTAAAATTGAATAGACATGTCACGGTAAAATCAGCCTTTAGTGGTTTTGGTTTATATCGTACATCTTCCATATTAAAAACCAGTGCCAACTACGATTATGAGAATATAACGAATATAGAACATATATATTTTAATTCTCATTTTGACAAATTAGTCGTCGATACACATTTTAACCCGATATACGATATTGATAAACGTAATAAAATACGTACTGTTATTATTTGTACAAGTGTCGTCTGCATACTGCTTTATACATATCATCTCCTCCGACGAGCTCGAGCTTAGTACTCTTGACGATCCTCTTCGTGAAGGGTCCCTGAGTGCCGTCGAGGCAGTCCATGCACATGGCCGTCAGCTTGGTCACCTCATCGGCCAGGGGCACGCAGTCCAACAGGTTACCAAACTTTCGCTGTTTGTAGTCCCCATCCAGTCCCGCCAGGAGTACGATTCTTCCCGCCTCCAGCTCCTTCTCCACGAAGGGTTTGAGACCCGTGAAAAACTGAGCTTCGTCTAGGGCAACCACGTCGCACCCTGTGGTGTCCACTTCACCGAGGTCGTTGGTTTTGATGCACCGGAAGGTGACGTTATCATGGGTCCGAAGCACCTCCTCTGTGGACCGGATGTCCTTCTGGGAATTGATCACCACCACCTGTTTTCCTATGACCTTGTACCTCTTCAGACGACGAATCATCTCCGTCGTCTTGCCCGAAAACATGTTACCCATGATGATGCGAAGACTCATTTTGGTTATTAGATACTTTTTATTTTAAGCGTTTCGACGTACACGGGTCTCTCTGTCTTGATGATGCATAGCCCCAGACGTATGATGTTTCTGACGAAGTTTGACTTGACGAAGATGACTGAAAAGTCTATGTTTTCACTGGAATCTCCCCTGTGTTTGTCGAGCACCCCCTTGATGGACATGACTTTCCTCAGGGAGATGTTCGAGCACTGACTCGCATCGATGATCAGTTTTACACGATTGTTCTTCTCCCACAGTTGTGTAAAAAATGAATCTAAGTGAACGGGTGTGGTTTCGTTTGTCACGACCAAACTCGATATCATCTTGAAGTATGTACGAATATATTTCACAGGATGGCATTCACATCGGTGTCGGCGAGGATGCCAAGGACAATTCCAAGCTCACCATGACGTCCAATCACATGTACTGGTGGATGCATGTGGCTGACGCCCCGGGTGCTCACGTGGTCATATACAGTACCGATGTACTACCCAAGGAGACCCTGAATGATGCCGCTGTCATAGCCGTGTATCACAGTAGGGCGAAGATTGCACCCAAGGCGACGGTTCACATGGCGAGAGTCGACCATGTGATTCCTGGGAAAAAGACGGGTGAGGTCCACGTCATAGAGATTGTCACGGCTAAGACTGTGTTCATAAACAAGGAGATTCCGAGAATGGAAAGGTTATTAAAAACGAGGGTCCATAAGAAGATATGGAACACCAGCAGTGGGACCCTGTCGTTCTTCAGAAGAAAGTCGTGCCTCTCCACGTGAGCCCCCCAAAGACTCCCAAGGAGGTGGAAGAGATTGGCACGCACGAGAAGGTGAGCATGTCTCTCGCCAAGACTATTCAACAGGCTAGGATCGCCCGGGGGTACAAGACCCAGAAGGACCTGGCCATCGCCGTGGGTGTCAAGGTGGATATCATCAACGGGTACGAATCTGGAAAGATCATTCCGGACAATAACGTGATGCAAAAACTTCGACGGGTCCTGGGAGTAAAGTTAAAGAATTGAAGTGGTGATTAGATATGAAGTTGCTAGGAATCGACATAGGATATTATAACATAGGATTAGTGCTAGCAGATTGTAATAAAGAGAAGGTGAATGTTCTTTATGTTCAAAAGGTGGACCTCACCCAATATAAATCCCGTCAGGCACCCGAACTATCAGATATGATTAATGGATTCGTGACGGAATACGCGGACACTTTCTGTCAGGCGGATCAGGTGCTCATCGAGCGTCAGCCCCCCGGGGGCATCACGAGCGTGGAGGTGCTCCTGCACTACATCTTTAGGCACAAAGCCATATTAATCAGCCCCGTGTCCATGCACAAACACTTCGGCATGGGACATTTGGATTATGAACAGAGAAAGGAACGAACGGAATTGATCGCCTCTAAATACATAAAGGACTCATTGTACTACGATCGGCTGGAGCGAAAGCACGACATAGCCGACGCCCTTTGCATGATTCTTTATCAGAACTTCAAGAATGGTACATCCTTCAAAAAGCAAAGTGTGCAATCACTTTTCGAAGAGTTTGCTTACAGGTGACATTTTAAAATTTCTTTTAATTATATGACTCTCACAGATGTTCAGATCACTAAGAAGGTGCGTCAACTTAGGACCAAATACGGAAAGATGTACGCGCCCCTCAAGTACTTCAGGGGACTCCCCACTCTCAGAGATGTCGAAACCAGATACAAGAAGATGTTGAAGAAGGACTACGCGCCATTCAAGACGGACACCAAGGTGAAGACACGAACCTCTTCGTATACCCAACGTTTCCGCAAAAAGTATCCGGGGGTCAAGTCTCTCCCGAACGTCGCCAAGGCTACGGGCATACCCCTGAAGACCCTCAAGACCGTGTACGACCGTGGTCTCGCGGCGTGGCGCACGGGACACAGTCCGGGGGCAACCCCTCAGCAGTGGGGGTGCGCGCGGGTCCACAGTTTCGTCATGAAGGGGAAGACGTACTACACGGCTGAT